AGAAAATGACTTCCGTGAATGCCTTCAACGACATGCTCGGTCAATTTCTTGTGGAATTGCACAAGACTTTTCCAGAGGAAAAAGACGTTAAGAAAATGATGACTTCATTCGAAGTCTTGCGAACCACGAGTCCCCGTTTGGTGGTTGACGGTTTCATGAAAGGTGTGAGTCCGTACGCCGATAGAATCTCGGCGAAGGATGAAACCTTCCTTTTGAACGAGATTGACACGATTGATTTCTTGAAGGAATTGAACATTAAGAGTTACTGGACTCGTATGAGTACAGGCACGAAAGATGCTACGTGGCAATATCTTCAAACTCTGTACATGCTCGGTACGACTATTACGTCGATTCCAGCGGATACATTGAACCTCATCGAGGGTATCGCCAAGGACTGCGCTGAAAAGATGGAGACGGAAGGTGGTGAACTCGACCAGGCTGCGCTCATGAAGATGATGGGCAGTATGCTTGGTGGACTTCCCAAAAAATAAACCTCATGATATACTAAATGAAGGCTTGGTTCGACGATCCAAAGCAACTCATCAAGGAAAATAAGATTACACAATTCTGGCCCAATAAAAATCAAACATCAGAAGACCGAATTAATGCTGCTTCCCGTTTTATTATTTACGCGACTTGTATTATTTACCTCACACGCCGTGATCCACGGATCTTTATTTTAGGTGGTACGGTTTTGGGTGTTCTTTATGTTATGTACAAGACAAATATGGTTAGAGAAACATATGGTACTCCAGTTTCTGGAGATACTGGATGCCACATGCCATCTATTGATAATCCAATGGGAAATGTTCTCGTCACCGATTACACGGATGCACCAAATAGATTAGAAGCTTGCTATTACCCAAGTGTCAAGCCATTCGTAAAGAGTTTTCTCGATGATAGATTCCCCACGGATTCCGGCCGTTCGAGGACACCACTTCCACAATATCAGCGCAACGCGGCGGCTCGTCAGTTTGTGACCGCCCCAGTGTCTAACATACCAGGAGATCAGACTGCATTTGCCGAGTGGTGTTACGGTTCAAAGGGTGGTCCCGATTGTAGAACAAGACCACAATTATGTGATCCAAATGCCCGTGGTGCTCAGCTCGGTCCATTCAGAGGTCTTGATATTAGTGGTGATAGACGATAAATATTTCTTATGTAATAATAAATGGCGTACCAACTTCAGCCTGGTTTATCAATTGTCCAAAATACCGGAGCAATTGCCCCTGTCAAAGCGACGGACGAAATCTTCGTCTATCCCCAGCCCAGCTCATTAAATTGTGGTGATTGCCGTCCAAATACAATGTTGTATGGTACGGCTCCATACATGGCTGGTAAGGGCGCCCCTGCCAATTTCATTGACACAAGTGATCAACTCAGGCCTCAAACAACTTCACGTTTTAACAAGGTTATCGTTCCCACATATGAACGTAATCTCTTTCCATTGTCGAACATGGAGTGTAAGACTCCACTTCGTACTATGACTTACGAACCTTCGAGTACACGTGCTGAAATCCAGAATGAACTTTTTGACCAAAGATACGCTAATAAAAATGTTAATAAGAAATAAGAATGGCTGATCCCATTTCGTTAGCAGCTGTCGCGGGATTGATTTTTGCTGGTCGCGCGTTGAGTAACAAAAGCGAACCTCCCAAAGTTGTTCAATGGAAACCAGAAGAACAACAAATCCTTCGAGAAAGAGAGCCGGAATTTGAAGAACCAATATTTGAATCACGTGTTGAAGTACCAAGAAAGGTAGAAGTCACGAGCTTTGCTGATATGGAGGTTCAGTCAAGAAGTGGTGGCCAAGAGTTATTGTCGATGCGTGACCGTATGTATGACCGAGGGGTGATGAACAACCTTTCACCCATTGAAAAGCAAATGGTTGGTCCAGGTTTGGGTGTTGGTGCGGATGTTGCAGCGGTTGGTGGTTATCAGCAAATGTTTAGAGTGAACCCAGTCAATGTTGGTGAATACAGACTCACAACACTTCCAGGCCGATCCGGGCCAGCTATGGATATTACCGGTGGTCGTTCAGCTGTTGTTGGTCAGTTGACACACAATATGCCAGAAAAGACTGCATTCCTTCCATCCCGCCTCCCAACGATGGCCGGTCGGGCTCAGGGTATGACTGGTGTTACCCCAAGAGCCAGTCACCAAAAGACTATGCGTACTACAAATCGATCGGAGACCGGTCTTCGAAATGATGGCCTTGGTTACAACGGCGCGAAGCGTTTCACATCAGCTTTGGCGGTTTCCCAAGATCCAACCCGATTCAAGAGTGACCGAAACGATCAACAGTACAACTACAACAATCAACCAGCACCAGGTATTCACAGCTTCCACGGCGGTTACACGAACAGTGTGGCTGTCCAAGTGTCTGCGAAGACCAACGAAGAATTGATGAAGTATGGATTCCGTCCAGAAGATCGCAGAGGTAAGGCGAATCGTATGGGTAACCCAGGAAGAATGAATGTTACCCAGACCAGGGGTCATCTCACAACGGTTCGGACTGATACTACGCGCATCGACGGTCGTGTGAACGCCGCCAACGGTGCATGGACACAACACTATCAACAAAAACCTTATCACCAATTCAACGCCTACAAGTGTAACGAAAATCCACACGCGGCGACGTTGGATTTGGCGAAGAAGCAACTCCACAACAACCCATTGGCACACAGCCTTTCTTAAATTAAATTTAACTTGATTAGACAAAAACAATCATTAAAATTATATGGACTAATTTTAATGAAGGTTCATACCCTTGACATAGATAGTAGCGAACGCGATACCTCTATATACCCACACGCAAATAACTATGTCGTAACTCTCAAAAATCCAATTTATGACATTTCAAAAATAAGCCTTCTATCTGCTCGTATTCCAACTCCACAACTTCTAATAAATAGTTTAAATAAGACTTTTAGTGTTGATGGAGTAAACATTACATTGGATGAAACAAACTATACAAATGGTACAGATCTCGCAACAGATTTAGACGTTAAACTGCAACCCCCCGAATCAAATGTTGATTCAGTTGTATTTGACACTGATACAAATTCACTCATTTTTTCAAACACAAGTGCCGGGGACAATAACTTTGTATTTGAATTCAACAGTGGAACAAATGGATACGCGAGTAATGTATCACCCTTGACAACTCCACATCAAGTTTTGGGATTTAGTTCAGGTGATGCTGTATCAACCAGTAACACATTATCATCCGGTGCCATCAATTTACAAGGTGTAAATTCGTTAATTCTGCGAATCAGTGCGGGGTCGGATGAATTCAACAAGTATGTATATTCGTCGACACCTTTTTACACAGGTCATATACTAACAAATGGAACGGATGTGATTAATTTTAGTCACGCCGATGATCCATTTACACATCAATTCCACACGGGTACACAAAAGTATGTTCGAGACATTAGAATTGAATTCTTCTATATGAGTCACGGAAGGCTCATTCCATACGATTTCAGAAATCAAGATCATATTTTGAAATTTGAAGTCGAATGTTCTACTGATAAACTCGAGGGTCTCCCCAAAGTTTCCCCTGATATTTTGAAACGATCTCTGCCTCCACCTATAAGCATTCCTGTAATTGAGAATCCTTATAGTAGGGGTAATTACCTGGCTATATTTGCCATCGTTTTTGTCGGAGTTATGCTTCTTTTAGTTATGAAACGAAAACCCAAACTTATTGCGTAATCGCATAGACTGGCTGAGCTGGTCGGCTCACGCGCTTGGAAATGCGAGAGATGGCGAGGTACACTGCGATGGAAAGGAGAGTAGTGAGGACCGCGACAAGGGTGTACTGAGCACCGCTGTTCTTTGGAACTCGGATAAGTTGCTGAAGAACCCAGCGGACGAGGTCGTTCCAGCTGAGGGCCGCGGCGAAGGAGAAGCCCGCAACAATCGCATTGAGGGATTGGGTCTCCAATTCTTGAGTCACGAGGTTGACAGTTTCAATCGCGTTTTCCATGATGAGGGTTTTATATATTACACTGGGAAAATTTATTCTGGTAACAATTCTTCTTCATAGATACGCTTGTACTTTTTTTTGCCGATGGTTTTTTTAGTCTGTGTAAACAACTGCTCGTCGTCTGAAGAATCTCCATCGGTACTGGTATCTGTGTCTTCGTCCCCTTGAACTTTAAATGACTTATATTCAGAAATCGTCCACCCCTCCGGCTCCAATGTACTCATTACTATTAATAGCATTTTTTAACATCTCTTCCACCGGGTTTTGTGGTTCCCATTCATCCCATCGGTCGTATGCGGCATTCACGCGTGTGAACGTTAGATCTTGTCCTGTGTATCGGGTGAATGGGGGGCATTCGTCTTCCGTAAGTTCTTCAATATCATCCTCATCGGATTCCTCCTCATCGTATATTTCTGGAACGATGGAACCGATACTTTCTCCCACAGTGTGCATGACACAAAACTTAACGGCATATTCCATATCTTCCGCTGTCACAGCTGTGCGACCACACGCTTTACAATATTGACACGCAATGATTAAACTCTTTTCAATCACTGGTGTGACGATGCCAATGAGCGCATTACTTTGAGCGTTTTCGTATTCTCCTGACGATTCACCGAATCCTGTTTTCATCATCTTTATTATTACGAATTAAAAAGTGTTTGAGCAATTCCCCCGTGTACACGAAGGATATTATACGTTAACGCGTAAACACGAAGTTGTCTTGCATAAGAGATGCAAGGTGTCATACTTAGGTTGAGGATTTGCTCTTTCACGAGACTGAAATTAACCTGTCCCGTGGGATACCACTTTTCTGGTTCACACGCAAAACTATATGAGTAAAATCTACGAATGAGTTGTGTTTTTGAATGATGAATTGCACCCTGAACGGCTTTCAAAAATATAACATTTCCAGTTTCATCTGTGATTATTGGCTCACCATCCAAGTCTAGTGTGAGATAGTTCAAGTTTTCGTACAGTACCAATTTGTTATTCGAGACCGATAATGTATTATCATAATCGAATGGCGAAGCACCTTGTAGTTGAATCACGAAATACAATTCCTTCACTGGATTTATAA